GATCTTAACAAAACAATTAAAGAGATTTATATCAATGAAAAAAGAAAAAAAAACGAAAAGAAAATTAAAAAGATTTTAGGTGTTAACATGAGTTATGACTCATTTATTCAACAAGATAAACGAAAACTTAGAAACTTTTTGATGTTAAATAAACATATTCCCAAAATACAAAAATAATAAGTGTAAGTTTAATATGCAACAAAAAAAATCAAATACCATATCAAACAATGTATAAATTGGTAATTTCCTTTATTATAGCTATTCTATTAGCAGGTATTCAATTTTATTTTGACACACAGGGTAATACTCCAGAAAAAAACAAAACAAACTTTCCAATTAAATCTTTAATGGTGTTTACAAGTGTCTTTGCAATTACTTATATGGGACAAAAATTAATATTTGATGGTGGAATAAGTAATAGTTATGAAAACAACATAATGAGTCAACCCTTTTTGAAAAGCAATAATGTATCCAATAATAAAGAATTTAATGAACTTATGCAAAATATTCAAACAGGCGAAGCGCCTTTTTGAATATTTATAAAGTCTTAGTCATAATTACATATATAATATAAAATGAAATTGGAACTTAAAAAATTTGATATAAATACCATAACGGATGATAAAGTTGTTGTAATGATCGGTAAAAGGAATACTGGAAAATCTTATTTAATCAAAGATTTGTTATACCACAACTGTAATTTACCGATAGGAACAGTCATATCAGGAACTGAATCAGCTAATCATTTTTATGAAAACGTTGTTCCTAAAATTTTCATTCATGACGAGTACACACCTGTTCTTATCGACAATGTAGTTAAAAGACAGCAAAAAATATTAAAAACCATCAACAAGGAGAACTGTATGTATGGACGCACTCAAATAGATCCTAGGTCTTTCCTTATATTAGATGACTGTTTGTACGATTCTTCTTGGACAAAAGATAAGAATGTTAGAGCATTGTTTATGAACGGTCGTCATCTTAAAATGTTCTTTATTATTTCTATGCAATATCCATTAGGTATCCCACCTAACTTGAGAACAAATATTGATTACATTTTCATTCTCCGTGAGAATATTGTAGCAAACAGAAAAAGAATATACGATAACTATGCAGGCATGTTCCCTACTTTTGAAATTTTCTGTCAAGTTATGGATCAATGCACAGAACATTACGAATGTTTAGTCATTGATAATACTACCAAAAGTAATAAACTTGAAGATACGGTATTCTGGTATAAAGCAAACGAAACACCTTCTTATCGGGTATGTCAAGAAGAATACTGGATATTAAGCAAAAATATAGGAGACTCTAATGAAGAAGATGCCGAAGAAATGTTTGACCCATCTAGTATCAAAAAACGACAACATATTATTAATGTAAAAAAAATCTAACGAACAGGAAACCCAGCGCTTCTTGTATCTGGTACATTATCAAACATCGCTTTTGATGACTGACTCGTATGTTTATCATTCATAAGAAATTCATCATAATAAGTTCTTGGAATGAATTTATACTTAACTCGTACATCTTTTTTTATTTTTTCTATTTTTTCTTCATATATTCCATGAACAATCATAAGCATACCTAAAAACAAAAAAATAAAAATTATTGTTTTCATATTTTAAAACTAAATAACATTTTTATATCATAATTTTAAAATTTATTATCTAGTTAACATTCTTGATAAGTTTGATCCGTTTGTCCCTCTTCAAACAAAGACTTCTCGATATCTGATGTTGTTGTAATATCAACCTCTTCATCATCAATAATATCAGGCATATTATCCTTATGAGTCTGTTCGTGTGTACGTTCAATGAGTTCTTTCTTACGCTCATTATAAAATATATCCTTATTCTCACAATTCTTCTTGTACTCTCTCATCAGTGTATTAAGCTCAGTCTCTGAGTATTCACCATCCTGTATTTCGTCTGGATTTGCAGACCATGGACACCAGCATCCGACCTGTGCTATGTAAATATTATGAGAGTTATTATCAATTCTCTTAAGCACTTCCGCACGAATCTCTGCCTCCTTTTGAGTTTCATATGTTCCACGAATCTTGATACCACGAATAGATGTCTGATAGTTGTTCTCTTCGGAAAACTTGTTACTTATATCTATCTCGTTTTCAATTTTGAAACTTTTGAAGTCTTCATCGATACTGTTCGAATCAAAAAACACAGAATATTGCTCTTTGATAGAACGAATCTCGTTTGTTTTGTCGGGAAAGAGTACTTCAAGACCGTCGACTAACTCAGTATTCCTTTTACATAGAGATTTCATATACGCAGAAATTATATATGCGTCTTTGGACTTGATGACATCATCTGGTGATAAGAAAGATAAACACACATAGTTCTGACCCCTAATTTGTGGATCTTGTTGCAAAAAATCTTGTTTACTCACATCAATTCGTTCGTTTGTCTCTGGTTCCATTATATACAAAAATGTTATCGTTTTAATAATTTAAATTGAATATCTTTATATATGTTATTTTGTTTGTAAATTTTTTCTCCCTAATAATTAATAAAAAATATGTCTGAGTTCTCCTTTGATGTCATGGAAATTGTTGTCCGCATTCTTAAATATCTTTTCGAAGGTCTTGTTGTAGCCACTGCTGCTTTCTTCTTCCCCGGTAAGAAGCCCAAGGTTGAGGAAGTTATGTTTATCGGTTTCGTTGCCGCTGCTACCTTCTCTCTTCTTGATCTCTTCGCACCTTCAATCGGAGTTTCCGCTCGTCATGGTGCCGGTTTCGGTATGGGTGCCAACCTTGTTAACTTCCCCAATTAAATAATATAACATTTATTGTTTAAAAAGTACACCAAAAAAATTATATAAATTTGTTTTTTTATTAGTTATAAAACATTGTTTTTTAGAACAAACATTTACAAACATTTACAAATATTTTCATGTATAATATAAAAATAAAAAATGTTTACAATAAGTTTGCAATATATACAAAATTTCATACTTCTATTAATTTCATTAATTGTATCATGTACATTTAATAAATTCCATAAACAATCTAAAAAAATTCCAAAAACTATATGGACTTATTGGGATGATGAAGTGCCTATTAGTGTTGTTAAAATTATCAAAGAATGGGAATTTTTAAATCCATCGTGGAGAGTAATTATGGTTACTAATAATATCTTACCAAGATATCTTAAATCGTCAGAGTTACCAGCTAACTTTTATGATGGAGTTGAAACTTCCCAGTATTCATCGGATATTGTAAGAATTGCTATATTGTATAAATTCGGAGGTATATGGTTAGATGCAAGCATAAAGCTTTTAAAAAGTTTAGACTGGGTTGTTGATGAGTTCAATAACACAAATATAGATTACTTAGGATATCAAATGCCGTCTTTTACAACAAATAGATATAAACCAGTGATTGAAAGTTGGTTTATTGCATCTAAACCTAATACAACCTTCTTAAAACAAGTTTATAAAGAAATGAATAAAGCGTTTGGTAGAAGAAAACAATATGTTAAACAAGTTGAAAAATATGTGGATCTTCAAAAAATTCCTGAAAATTTAAAAGATTATTTATGTATTCATGTATGTATGCAAGTAGTTTTACAAAAAACTAATGTAAATATGAAAAAGTTTAAGTTGATTGATGCATACAAAGACGCTTTTTATTTACATGGTAAGTTTAATTGGTCTTCAAAACATGTCGTTGAATATTTAAAAACTAAAAAGTTTTTCGAAAACGAAAATAATATGAATCTCGTCAAGTTACGAGGGTCTGAAAGAATTTTGTTATGATCATACCAATACTTTCTATTACATCTGATAATTTAAAAGTTCAAAATCTTTCTGATAAAATTTTTGAACTAATTGCTTTGTTTCTTCATCATAATATCTATTATAATCTTCGTGTTTGGAGATATTCGTTTTTTTTAATGAAACTGGACTATATCCATACATTTGTTGAAGTTTTATATAATCTTCATTTAAACTTTCTTGTTTTAATATATGTGTCACTTTTATATTATTGTTTTTATCTGATAAAAATAGGTATTGTGGCTTATAATGAGTATCATTTATAAACTTATGTAAATTCTTTACAAATTCTTTGAAATTGTTTTTATATTTTTGTTGTTTTTTCATACTTTCAATATCCCACACATTTTTCATTCCACCATCCTGAAGATAAAAAAACGCAGACACCAAACGATCATACGGGTTTCTAACGATCGTATATGATGATTTGTATTTTTTACCTTTTCTAATTACATCGTTAATACTTGTATGAAAAAAATAAATCGAGTCTTCGAAAAATTTAGTGTTTTTTATAGAATTGCCTCCAGTTTTAGGAACATGTATGAATAAAAAAGGAAGAGTGTATATCTTAATTAAATGAATAGATACTAACAAAGTCACCATTACTACAAAAATTACAACTTTAATCAGACACTCTTTCATGATTTATTATTAACATATATTTTCATTCAATTTATAATTATTTAATTGCTTATTTTTAGTATTCACAATATGATAAATGAGGATTGAGTTTGTGATTAAATGTTCTTCGGATTGATCGTTTTATAATATCTGAATTGGAAAAAGGATTAAATGTGTGAAATATATATAAGTTGATAAAAATTATTTATGACTGGACAGATGATACCCTAAAACCCTAAAAAACACCACATTATAAGCAATATGGGCTCCAAAAAATATGTACAACCAAATTTTAACTTTATTTTAAAAAATCCCGCACACACTTTTTTTTTAAATTATAGTATAAGGTATAAAGTATAAGTATTATTTAAAAAAGATTTAAATTGTGGTACTAATATAAAATGTACCACTGTGAACGGTGTGTATATTCAACTAAAATAAAATGTAATTTTATTAAACATCAAAATAGGAAGATACCTTGTCGTATAAATCAGGAAAATAGAACTCAAAATGGCAACCCTAATGACTCAAATGGCAACCCTAATGACTCAAATGGCAACCCTAATGACTCAAATGGCAACCCTAATGACTCAAATGGCAACCCTAATAACAATCCTGTTGTCTCAAAGGTTAACCCTATCGAAAGGAAATGGATTGACATTGACATAAAGTATGTAAGATGTGTCAAATGTGATAAACAGTTGACAAAAAGATGTTTTAAAAAACATTTAGATGCTTGTAGAGGTGTCCCGAAAAACACTTGTAAATTTTGTTTTCGTAGCTTTAACAAACACCAAGGGTGTTCAAAACATCAAAAAATATGCAAACGGAATCCGATGAACATGGACGATGATGACAATGTAACTGAATATTCTTTATTGGATAATCAAGTCGTTGAACCGACTATAACTGACAAAACGAACATTAATGCGAACATGCATAACACGAGTACAATGCATGATAGTATTAACATACATGGAAATCGTAATACCGCAAATATTAAAACCACAAACAACTTTTCATTCAATTTCATTGGTCATGAGGATCTATCTCATCTGTCCAACGAGCCTAACTTTTTACAAAAGCTAAAAAGCTACGGGAAAAATGGTGTTTATGGTGTAGGAAAAATTATAAGCTCCATCATATGTGATCTAGAACATCCTGAAAATAACACTTTGTTGAAGCCTAGAGACTTCGGATCAGACGTATTAGTCAGAGGTTGTGATGCAGATCCAAACCATTTGGAATTTCGTGATATATCTGACGCGTTAACGAAACTTAAGGATGTAATGATGCCAAGATACCTTCAGTATGTATGTGAATATATTCGCAAACATAACATCAATCGTCTACTAGATGTAAAAGAAAAATCTATTATTAGACAATTATTTCATATCATGATTGTTTTAGACATTGATGTCCCTGAAGAGTTGGAACATCTTGTCGATATAGATGATGACAAAGTGGATAACGACCGAAATAATGACTCTTTATGTAACTCGCATAATACAAAGCTGAACAAATCTGTTGCAAGATCAGCATACGAATTTACAAAACAAAACTACAAGAGAAAGAATGGTAAATATGCCATAAAAAGCTAAATACTTCTAATGAATTTCCAATTGAGGTCTTCACATATTTTCTTCCATATTTGCTCTTGTTGATGAAGTTTATCTCTACTCTTTAACAAAGGAAAGTTTTTTAAAAACTCTGGTTGATCTAAAATTTGGATGAATTTGTGAAGCACATAACTATAAGACAAAAAGTTTTTTCGGTTGTTTGGACTATATTTTAAAAAAGGCACCTGAATCTCTTTGAACATGTTTTTTAATTTCTCTTCTAATTCGGGATTCAAATGAGGGTTGGGTATACCTGTAATTTTATTTAAAATGTATGGTATATGTTCGTAATATTTATTTATCTTATGTTTTTTTAATATCTCTCTTATTTTTAACGGAGTTACTGATGCAAGATTATATATTCGCTGTTTGTTCAATTCTAACATAATCTTATTAAACACTTCTTCAGGGATATCCGTCGTTTCTTTTCCTTGAATTTGATTAAGCCATTCGGAGAAATGATTAATTCTCTTGTAGCTAAAATAAGAGATCTCTTTAGGGGGGTCTTTGTAAGAAGGCTTTTCATTGTCGGTAATAATGTTCTCCACTGTAAAACAAGTTCGACAACATATGATCCCTTCGTTCACCAACACATCCTTTGTATTTCCATAACAATAAGAACATTTAGAGGAATTCTCTTGAGAAATATTATTGTTGATATAATTCTTATCCGTAAAGCTTAAATAATCATCCAATAAATGAAAACGACTCGTTTTGATATTCTTATTGGAAATCTTTTCTAAATCTTCCTTGTTTCCTTTTGTGAATAAATGCGCTATTGTTAAACTATCCTCGTCATCATTGTCTTTCCTGAAATTTGTTATTCCACCCTCATCCGTATTGTTCTCCAATAAATTATAATAGTTGAATAAAATGTCGCTTGTGTTTACATAATACTCCAACTCATTCTTGTTACAATTAAGCTCACCAATCTCATTTTTAAGCAAAATTTGTTTCTCTTTTAAAGTGATCATATTTTTTATTTCTTCGTCCGTTAATTCACAATTTGGCTTTATTTGTAACGCCTCTAAACGATCGTGATTGCTTTTGTGCTCATTATAAATATTTTCTAATTTTTTGTCATTGTCCTCAAAACTTTCAACCATTGACCTGTGTCGAACGTCTAATGTGGTATTAGATATTTGGTAGTTACAATGTCTTTTGGGATTATTTCGTTGTTTTATTTTCATTGAAAATATAGTGTTGTTATAATAATATTTTGTTGTGTTTTTAATTTGTTTTTTGTTTTTTTTTTCTTACATATAAATATAATAATAATACAAAAATGGGTGGTGGAGGCTTAATGCAACTTGTCGCTTACGGTGCCCAGGACATCTATTTGTCCGGAAACCCTCAAATTACCTTTTTCAAAGTGGTCTATCGTCGCCACACTAACTTCTCCATGGAGTCTATTGCTCAAACTATAAACGGCACTGTTGGTTTCAACCGTAAAGTGACCGCTACCATCTCTCGTAATGGTGATCTTATCAACCGTATGTGGTTAGATGTAGACCTTCCTACCCTTACCGGTGGTACATATAAAAAATGGGTGGGTCACAAGCTCATCAAGTCCGTTGAGATTGAGATCGGTGGTCAGCGCATTGACAAGCACTACGGTGATTGGCTCCATATCTGGAACGAGCTCTCCCAGACCGCCGGGCATTGGTCTGGTTATGAAGCCATGGTTAACGGTGTAAAAGCTGACGGTACTCTTTTAAAATCTGACAGCGCTCTTAGTGCAGATGCTCGTACCGTGTATATTCCCCTTCAGTTCTGGTTCTGTCGCAACCCAGGTCTTGCTCTCCCTCTCATCGCCCTTCAATACCACGAGGTCAAGGTGAATGTGGAATTCGCTTCTCTTTCTGAAATAACTACTGAGACCACTGAAGGTACCCCTGTTGCTACTGTTGCTGGTGGTGAACTCAATGGGTCCCTCTATGTGGACTATGTCTACCTCGACACTGACGAGCGTCGTCGTTTCGCCCAGGTATCACATGAGTATCTCATCGAACAGCTCCAATTCACCGGTGACGAGGCTCCCTCTCAAAGCATCAAGATGAACTTCAACCATCCCGTAAAAGAGCTCGTGTGGGTCGAGGTTGATTCCTCGGATGACTCATACTCAAGCACCTACACAAAGGCACAAATCACCCTCAACAGCCACGATCGTATGTCCGAGAGGAAGCCCATGTATTATCAGCTTGTACAACCCTATCAACATCACGAGCGTGTACCAACCGTTTCTCCTATCAATGTGTACTCCTTCGCTCTTAAGCCCGAGGAGCATCAACCCTCTGGTACCTGTAACATGTCTCGTATTGACACTGCTACCCTTAAACTTCTAGGCATAGATACATCCGCCACTAAATCTGTCAAGATTTTCGCCACCAACTACAATGTGCTCCGTATCATGAGCGGTATGGGTGGTCTCGCATACTCCAATTAAATGTATTAACATCGTTTCGTAAAAATTATTAACATCGTTTTGTAAAATATGTTAATTATCAAAAAAAAAAAATATTTTTTATAAAAATTAAATGTAAAAACAAAACATTTAATTCATAAATGCAATAAAGGAATAGAAAAGATACGCATTGTAAGAAAGATCGAAACAGATTATAAATTTATATTTTAGGAATATGATACAACAAAACATTATACCGTATGAGATGACTGTTAAAATACTATTTTTAAAATACACGAAAAATAGACTGAAAATATGAAAAAAAAATCTTAATATAATAATAATACAAAAATGGGTGGTGGAGGCTTAATGCAACTTGTCGCTTACGGTGCCCAGGACATCTATTTGTCCGGAAACCCTCAAATCACCTTTTTCAAAGTGGTTTACCGTCGTCACACTAACTTCTCCATGGAGTCTATTGCCCAAACTATCAATGGTACTGTTGGTTTCAACCGTAAAGTTACCGCTACTATCTCTCGCAATGGTGATCTTATCAACCGTATGTGGTTAGAGATCGATCTTCCCAAACTTAACACCGACTCGGTATACGATGCATGGGTGGGTCACAAGCTCGTCAAGTCCGTTGAGATTGAGATCGGTGGTCAGCGAATTGACAAGCACTACGGTGATTGGCTCCAGATCTGGAACGAACTATCCCAGACCGCTGGACATTGGGCTGGTTACAAGAATATGGTAGAAGGTGCTAATATGGATGCGGACAATAAGATTACATTTCCTCATTCTAATGATATTGATGGTGACGAAAGAAACGATCGTGTGGTATATGTCCCGCTTCAGTTCTGGTTCTGTCGTAACCCAGGTCTTGCCCTCCCTCTCATCGCCCTTCAATACCACGAGGTCAAAGTGAATTTGGAATTCGCTTCTCTTGCGGATATTGCCCATACACAACCCGAAATGACCGATGGAGATGGCGATCCTATACCACGAATTCTTGCTGTAGACAGCAATGGTTCCTTGAACGGCTCTTTATATGTGGACTATGTCTACCTTGACACTGACGAGCGTCGTCGTTTCGCCCAGGTATCGCATGAGTATCTCATTGAACAGCTCCAATTCACCGGTGACGAGGCTCCCTCTCAAAGCATCAAGATGAACTTTAACCATCCGGTGAAAGAGCTCGTTTGGGTTGAGACGGGTCTTACTGGTAAAGTGGGTGATTACACAAGTACCTACACAAAGGCACAAATCACCCTCAACAGCCACGAGCGTATGTCCGAGAGAAAGCCCATGTATTATCAGCTTGTACAACCCTATCAACATCACGAGCGTGTACCAACCCAGTCTCCTATCAATGTGTACTCCTTCGCTCTTAAGCCCGAGGAGCATCAACCCTCTGGTACATGTAACATGTCTCGTATTGACACTGCTACCCTCAAACTTACAGGCATAGATACATCTGGCACTGACACTAAATCTGTCAAGATTTTCGCCACCAACTACAATGTGCTCCGTATCATGAGCGGTATGGGTGGTCTCGCATACTCCAATTAAATATGTTAATTGTAAAAAAAAACAAAAAAATAGAACTCCAATATACTCTTTGCGTAGCAACTCGTTTTTTCGAGGAGGAGCAGGAGCAGGATGCGACGGCGTACATGGCTGTGTGGAAGAGAAGAGCTCATGCTTTTATACCCTGAAACTCAACTACTTGTTTTAATAATTTGTTACCATAAATTAATTCTGTTTTACATTCAAATTGATTAAAACATGGACTATTCCAATTAATACATCTCCATTTTCCATCTTCAATATCTATCGTATTTGAACGAGTGATATCGTTGATCAATAAACATTTTTTGAAAGATATATTGTTGACTAATTCTTTTAAGAATGATACGATTCTTGGAGTAGACCAATGTTGTAATACATCTTTAATAATGATTAAATCAACCTCTTTGCGAATGTATAAACAAATAGCATCACCATCAATTAATTCAAAATGAAATTTATCATTTTCATATTTCTTTTTTGTTTCGGTAATAATTGATTTTGAACAGTCGTATCCAAAATATTGAATGGGTTTATCATTATAAATAGCATCCAAACATTGGCCATCTCCACTGCCAATATCTACCACATTTTTAATATTATAAATATCAATGTAATTACGTAAATATGGTATATAATCATTTTTATTGAATTCTATAGTGCTTCCTTCACCGCTTCCTCCACCATACCAATGTTGGCTGGAATATATGTTGTCAAAGACATCATTTAAACTTATTTCGTGATTATCAACAGAACCCATGCTTTAATATTAAATATGTTTCAATAATTATCGTTGAAATTATATATATATTTAACAATTTAGGGTTTCTTTAAACCTCAAACTAAATAATAATGTTTTTCTTTTATTAATATTGAATTATGACTTTTTCTTTTTGTGAGAGTACATTACCCTCTTCTGAATATTTATTTATTTTCATACCATCTTAAGTATCTTTCTTCTCCTTTTTCATCATTTCTTTCTTTCTCTGATAACGCTCTCTTCCCTTTCTATTTCTCTCTTAATTTTTTTTCAGATATAGAAATAATAAAAATAAAAAATAAAATTTCAAGAAAAATTGTCAAGAAAAATTGATAAAATATAATTATCATACATGACCTTATTTTAAATTAGTTAATAATTTGTTTTAATTGTTAATCAGGTTTAAAGATTATGATTAGTATTTAATAAAAAAATTGAATAATATATCATACATACACCATCATAAAATAAATCAATGTATATATGCGTACACGAAGGATGTAATAAACGACCGAATTTCAACACACCAGGTTCATCCAAAGGTCTGTATTGTTCAGATCACAAGAAGGATGGAATGGTTGATGTAAAAAATAAACGATGTGAACACGAAGGATGTGATAAACAACCTGTTTTCAACTTACTCGGTTCATCTAAAGGGCTGTATTGTGCGATTCATAAAATGGACGGAATGGTTAATGTGAAAGATAGACGATGTGAACACGAAGGATGTGATAAACAACCTGTTTTCAACTTACTCGGTTCATCTAAAGGGCTGTATTGTGCGATTCATAAAATGGACGGAATGGTTAATGTGAAAGATAGACGATGTGAACACGAAGGATGTGATAAAGTAAATCCTGTTTTTAACACACCTGGTTCATCCATAGGTCTGTATTGTGCTAGTCATAAACTCGACGGGATGGTTAATGTGAAAGATAGACGATGTGAACACGAAGGATGTGAAAAAAGACCACATTTCAACACACCTGGTTCATCCATAGGTCTATATTGCGCGGATCACAAACTGGATGGAATGGTTAATGTGAAAAGTAAACGATGTGAATACGAAGGTTGTGATAAAATAACACCCTCTTTCAACACACCAGGTTCATCCATAGGTCTGTATTGTTCAATTCATAAACTCGACGGGATGGTTGATGTGAAAAGTAAACGATGCGTACACGAAGGATGTGAAACAAGACCAATCTTTGGTTTTCCTGGAATATCGGCATCGAGATGCAAACAACATATTGAGGATGGAATGATCGCCTATCCCAAAACCAAATGCTCTTATGAAAAATGCAAATCCCCAGCCTTATTTGGTGTTGGTAGACCTGAACGATGTGAAGAGCACAAAGAACCGTTTCATCTCAATTTAGTAGAGAGACGGTGTGTTTCATGTGGTCTTCTTTACATACTTAACAAGAAGAGCTTTTGTGGGATCTGTGATCCTGACGAGTTTAACAAGACACGATTAGCAAAACAAAACCAAATAAAGAACATGTTAGATGTCAACGGATACAAATACGAGAGTTGTGACCGTATGATTGAACATGGTATATGTTTCTCTTATCGACCTGATTTTGTGTTTGATTGTGGAACACACTTTGTGGTGTTGGAAGTGGACGAAGGACAACACAGAGGATACGATTCCAAATGTGAAGATATAAGAATGATAAACATATACCAAAGTCTTGGATTGACAACTAAGTTCATACGATACAATCCAGATGCCTATAAGATAGGCAAAAACAAAAAAGAACCGAGTTTTCATCATAAAACGAAAACACTTAAAAAAACCTTAGATTGTGCATTTGGAGAAACACCCGTTGCTCCCATTAGTGTTAAATACATGTTTTACGATGATCGTGAAAATACAGTGTTTGAAAAAGTGTGTATGAAAAATTTTAATTTGTAATTAAATTCTATATCTGAAAATACTTTTTACAAACCAATGAATATTTTCATATTATTTTTTTTTGTCCCTCCTCAAATACTCATTATACAGGGTGAGCACCAGTGTGTGTTTTTATTTAATTATTAAATATTGAGACATATAAAATGCTTTATAAATGTGATCATTGTATTTACTCTTCTAAAAGATTGTCCAATTTAGTTAGACATCAAAATAAACTATTCCCTTGTAATGTGTGGTAAATACACCATGAAAGATTCTTCATTTTGTTATGATCATTATTTAAAAAACTGTAATGAACAAGAAAGTTATTTTTGTACTATATTGAATTATTTTAATTTTTTAATGTATTATTTTTATGAGATAGAAACCAAAAATATGAATTAAACACTTAAAGATTGTAAATTTTATAAATTCGTCCATTTTCGATAAAAGTTGATTTGAATCGTCAATGAGATAATAACACATAAAAAATAAAATGTCTTGTATTATTCATAAATTACAATTTCATACTGCGACTCAACAATGTATAATGTTACAATGGAGTGTAGACCAAGTTTACAAAACACAAGAAGATACATTTACGATATATTTATTGTCTTACGATGAACAGTATGATAAATATACTGAAAAAATGTCATGGAAGCGTACATTAAAGATTAATGACGGAACTATCCTGTACGATTGTTATGAATTCATTCCGACAGGCATATATGTAATTCGTGTTGAGAACAAGACAAATTCTTGTGAAGTAAGAGTGATTGTTCCAGCGCTCGCAATACTATCTACAGGAGGGTCGTGTTTTCTAGTAGATGGAAGATCAGTTGGTTTAAACTCAAACGGTTGGTATGTGATAACAAACCACCATGCACTTCCTACCTTCGAACATGCATTGTCTACAAATGTAACATTCAACGATGTAATTGTTACCAATCTTCGTCCAGACATTTTTTGGAAAACAAGTACAAACAAAGGTGACATAGGATTAGATTATTCATGCATCGCTGTAGATGAAGCTACGAAACAGAGACTGTTGGAAATGAAAATATATCCAAACCCAATTATTAATCAACCGAAAGAATGTGAAAAAAACCTCATGCTGATTCATCGTCCCAGATATGCGAATCAAGTTCTACACACAGTATGTAGGGTTGTAGCTCACAAAAAAGTGAAAACACAATATGACTACCTAGGTCCAGCGTCTGGAGGCGGATCTTCGGGGTCGCCTGTTTTTGGAGTGGATACGAATACGAGAAAGGTTGGTGTATGTGGATTACATAAAGCGCGATTCACTTGTGTAAATTTACCGAATATTATAGCTGATATTTGTAAGGTAAACGCAGATATTGTAACATTTTTCAACATTCAATAG